AGCGGGAGTTAAAGCTTCGGCTACGGTTAGCGCAACTTGAGCAGAACGAGGGGTGTCAAAAAAATTTTTTACAATTTGTAAAAACGGTATGGCCTGACTTTATTGCTGGGCGGCACCATAAGATTATCTCGGATAAGCTGGAGCGGGTTGCGAGTGGAGAGTTAAAGCGCTTGATTATCAATATGGCGCCGCGGCACACGAAGTCTGAGTTTGCGTCGTACTTGTTTCCGGCGTGGATGATGGGTAAGAACCCGAAGATGAAGATCATTCAGGCGACACACACGACGGAGTTGGCGGTGAACTTCGGTCGGAAGACGAAGAATTTGATAGATAGCGATGAGTATAAGGAAATTTTCCCGGACGTGAGGCTTGCGGCGGACAGCAAGGCTTCTGGTCGGTGGGACACGAGCCGTGGTGGGATGTACTACGCGGTGGGTGTGGGTTCGAACCTCGCTGGTCGCGGTGGAGATTTGGTGATTATCGACGATCCGCACTCGGAGCAGACGGCGATGAGTGCTAGTGGGTTTGACGATGCGTGGGATTGGTACACTGGGGGCCCCCGACAGCGTCTCCAGCCGGGTGGAAGTATCGTTTTGGTACAGACGCGGTGGTCAGAGAAGGATATGACGGGGCAACTTTTACGTGCAATGGCTAAAGATCCGTTGGCGGACCAGTGGGAAGTGGTGGAATTGCCTGCAATATTTGATGATGGCAGTCCGTGCTGGCCTGAATATTGGAGTTTGGAGGATTTAACGGCGGTAAAAGCGTCAATTCCGCCTAGTAAGTGGAACGCGCAGTACCAGCAGAACCCGACGGGCGAAGAAAATGCGATTATTCGGCGCGAGTGGTGGAATAAATGGGATAAACCCAAGGTTCCGAACCTGAGTTATGTGATTCAGAGCTACGATACGGCGTTTACGAAGCGCGAGACGTCGGATTATTCTGCGATAACGACGTGGGGCGTGTTTTATCCGATGGAATCGGGGCAGCCTAACCTTATTTTGTTGGACAGTAAGAAAGGCAGATGGGATTTTCCTGAATTAAAGCAGATCGCGCTAGAGAATTATAAGTTCTGGGACCCCGACACCGTCATCGTCGAGGCGAAGGCGAGTGGTTTGCCCTTGACCCACGAACTACGGAACATGGGTATACCGGTTGTAAACTTCACACCGAGTAAAGGTAACGATAAAGTGTCGCGGGTGCATAGCGTTTCGCCGTTATTTGAAGCTGGAATGGTTTGGGCCCCCGACGAGGTATTCGCTGACGAGTTGATCGAGGAGGTAGCGGCGTTTCCTAATGGCGAATACGACGACTTGGTCGATAGTATGACGCAGGCTTTAATGCGATATCGTCAAGGAAACTTTGTGCAATTACCCACAGATGATTGGGAAAATGACGAGACATCTGGTAGAGTTCGTGTATATTATTAGCCTATTATAATTGCGCTAATACTATTTAATTTCTGATCAGACGAGGTCACTTATGTCTAATTGTACGGGCAGATCTAAAAAAATGAAATATGGCGGTGAAGTAAAAAAGATGCAGTACGGAGGCGAGGTCCGTGGCTCACGCAAATCGGCACGTAATGGTATTGACGGTTGCGTTATTAAAGGCAAAACACGAGCGGTAAGAAACGTCTAAAGGACGAATACATGGCTGAAGCTTCTGACAGTAAGGGTATAGGAAGCCTATTTTATGATTACGTTACTGGTGGAGGATTCCCCGGTGCGGTTGATATTCGTTATTCTGCTTTTAGAGAACAACCTACTCCTTTGGTTTCTGAGTTATATGGAGAAGGTCCCACCTTTATAGAGCAATTACAAAATAAATATGGTTACGACACAAAATCGACCTATGATGCGCGGCCCGAGGGACGTCAAGATTTACCAACCATCGATGAGTTAATAGACGCTAGAGCGCACTTGTTAGGTGGTTCATTCCTTGCTGTTGATGGCTATGATCCTAAAGCAATAAAGAGTGGTTTAGAGTTGAAAGAATATGTAGATAGAGTTAGGCACGGAGCTTCTTCGGGAGATGTTGCTATGGATACACGTAACAATGAGTTGGGCTTACGGTTGTTTGAAGAAGCCAGTATGTTTGGGGATGTTAATAAAGCTCAATTGAATCGTATGGCAGAGCAACAAATTTTTTCTCAACTAGATAGAATTATGGGAAGAAAACCAGAAGAAAGAAAAAAAGTATCTCCAAAAGATGGACCAGACGTTTATTTTCCTAGAACTGAAGAAGGTAAAATAAACAATAAGTGGTGGAAAAACTTAGGTATCGCAGAAAAAATTGGTCTCGATAAAATAATACGTCGTGATCCACGGTATAAGGATTATTAAATGGCGGAAGAAAAAAAAGGATATGGGAGCTTTGTAGAGAACTCAGTTCCATCGCAGCTTGATATGGAGGACTTGGATGCCGAGCTAGAGCTAGAGATTCCCGGCTCACGGAACACGGTCCAGGCTATGATCGAGGCAGAAAATGTAGGCGAGATTGAAGTTGAAGAGGACGAAGACGGTGGTGTGACTATCGACTTTGAGCCGATGGAAGGTGGCGAAGAAGGCGAGTTTTATGACAACTTGGCCGAGTACATGGACACCAGAGAGCTTCAAGTTATTGGAAGTGAATTGCTTGGGGAATATGAAGCAAACAAGGCGAGCCGTCAGGAATGGGAAGAGACGTATGCTAATGGTTTAGAGCTTCTTGGATTTACTTACGAAGAGCGCACACAACCTTTTCGTGGTTCGTCAGGCGTGACTCACCCTCTGTTAGCCGAAGCCGCAACGCAGTTCCAAGCGCAAGCATTTAATGAATTGTTACCACCTTCGGGGCCCGTTCGTACTGTTGTAATGGGCAAAGAGACGCGGGCCAAGGTCGAGCAAGCGCATCGCGTGAAACAATTTATGAATTACTACATCACGAATGTGATGGAAGATTACACGCCGGACATGGACCAGATGCTGTTTTATTTACCGCTTGCTGGTTCTACGTTTAAGAAAACGTATTACGATGAGCAGTTAGGACGTGCGGTATCTAAATTTGTTCCCGCAGAAAACTTAATTGTTCCTTACGAGACAGCGGATCTGGATAGCTGTCCGAACATCACGCAAGTTTTCAGGATGAGCTTGAATGATTTGCGTAAGAAACAGATTGCTGGTTTTTACCGCGATATTGATGTGATTCCGTCGCAGGTTGAGCAGACGGGAGTTAGAGAAGAGATTGATAAGATTGAAGGGGTGGAGCAATCACAGATTGATTACGACTGCACCTTACTTGAATGTCATGTGGATTTGGACCTCAAGGGTTATGAGGACGTGGATGACGAAGGGGAGCCTACTGGAATTAGGATTCCGTATGTTGTTACGATCTCTCAGGACAATGGGCAGGTTCTATCTATTAGGAGAAATTATCGGGAGGATGACGAGAGGCGTAAGAAGATTCAATACTTTACGCACTTCAAGTTCTTGCCTGGATTTGGGTTTTACGGTTTAGGGTTGATTCACACTATTGGCGGTTTGTCACGGACGGCTACCGCTGCACTAAGGCAACTCATTGATGCTGGTACCTTGTCCAACCTCCCCGCTGGCTTTAAGGCCAGAGGACTCCGTATCAGGGACGATGATAATCCACTCCAACCAGGCGAATTCCGCGACGTGGATGCTCCTGGCGGAGCCATCCGTGACTCCCTCATGCCTCTTCCTTTCAAGGGGCCCGATCAGACGCTATTTAACTTGCTAGGTTTTGTGGTGCAGGCGGGACAGCGCTTTGCCACGATTACCGATCTAAAGGTTGGGGACGGCAATGATCAGGCGGCTGTCGGAACGACGATTGCAATGATTGAGCAAGGCTCGCGGGTGATGAGCGCAGTGCATAAGAGATTGCACTACGCTATGCGTCAGGAGTTTAAGATTCTGTCTCGCGTGATGAGCGAGAGCTTACCTCAGGAATATCCATACTCTGTTGCGGGCGGTGATGCAACTGTTATGCGCGAAGACTTTGATGATAGAGTTGACGTGATTCCGGTGAGCAACCCGAATGTTTTCAGTCAAGCGCAGCGCATAATGCTCGCGCAAACTAAATTGCAACTAGCTGGGGCCGCACCGGAATTACACAACATGCACGAAGTGTATCGTGACATGTATGAGGCGTTAGGCGTGACCGACGTAGACCGGATCATGAAGAACGTTCCTTCTGAGGATCCGATGCCTATCGATCCGGCACAAGAAAACATTAATGCTTTGGATATGTTGCCGCTTAGAGCTTTTGAGGGTCAGAACCATCAAGCGCATATTATGGCGCACTTGGTATTTGGTACGAGCCCAATGGTTGCTTCATTGCCACCAGTGGCTATGTCTTTACAGAAGCACGTGATGGAGCACGTTAAGATTGCGGCTCAGGAGCAAGCTTCTCAAGCATACCTGCAACAAGTTCAGCAAATGGGTGGTAGGCCCGCGACAGAAGAACAAATGTTGCAGATTGAGCAGATGGTGGCACAATTCATTGCGGAAGGTATGCAACAGGTTAAACAGCTATCTGGACAACTTTCTGGAGCAGGTCAACCGGATCCTTTGGTTCAGCTCAAGGAACAAGAGCTACAGATTAAGGCGCAGGCTGAACAGAACGATGCTCAGACTGAGGCTCAGAAACTTAATCTGGAAGCTCAAGGTATGCAGATCAGGTCTAACCAGTTCCAGCAGCGGTTGGCTTCGCAAGAAAAACAAACGCAAGCTAGGATACAATCTGCAATGGAACGTGAATTGTTAAAACAACGAAACGGTAGGAGTCAAGGATGAAAGGTAGAGTAAAATATATGGGGTCTGCCCCATCAAACCCACCAAAGGCAGTTCCTTATGCTGATATCGATGGTCAAGGCCGAGTTCCTTATGGAAAGACAGCCGAGCCACCAATGTCCGGAGACAGCAGGGCGCCTATGAAAATGCGTGGTACAGGTGCCGCGATCAAAGGTACCGATTTCTATGGGTGCTACCATGCCACTAAAAAAGGGTAAAAGTAAGAAAACGGTTAGCACAAACATCAAGAAGTTAGTAGACGAGGGTTATCCTCAAAAACAAGCGGTAGCTATTGCTTTATCTTCTGCGGGTAAATCCAAAAAGAAGAAGCGCAAGAAAACTACAGTTTAATAAGGAGTCTATATGTTAGCTAAAGTTTGGGATGTTTTTATGGAGTACAAAGACGTTGCAGCTAGACGTTGGGTAGCTGTTTTTGTGGCATGTTGTGGTGTTATGTCCATGGGAGACCTTGGAAAAATTGGTGAACCACAACATCTTTTAGTAGCAACTTTGACCGGTATCATGGCGACCTTAATCATTATTGGAGCTCTTGTACTAAGCAAGGATGCTCTAAAAGATAAAGGTAAAAAAGAAGCAGGGCTTGTTTTTGTTTCTACGGGTATTGCAGATTTTGTAGTTCACCCGTCTAACTTTGCATTAGAGGCCGTAGTAACTGGCGCAGTTGCGGTAGGGGTTGCTTGGTGTATATCTAAATTAATGTCTAAAGTTTGCCAATGTGACTAGCTAAGAACGTGGCGACCAAACTAAATGAGAGTACCGAATTACAAGTACCGGTAAAAAATCTTATTGGTATGGTCGCTGCTGCCGCAACCGCTACGTGGCTGTATTTTGGTGTTATTGAGAGGCTTAACAGCTTAGAGCACTCTTTAGACATGGTTAAGCAAGAACAGCAGTTAAATTCTGAGTTTAGAATTAAGTGGCCCCGTGGCGAACTAGGTGCTTTACCTGCGGATGCTAGGCAAGAAATGTTAATTGAGCATTTACAAGGTGAGCTAGATCATTTTAGAAGCCAAATTGAAAATGGAGAAGCGCCGTTTGATGTTCAACAGAAACTAAACATTGAGTTTATAGAGCGCAGACTTACTGAAGTTGAAAAAAAGATACAGGGTAAAAAATAGGAGATTGTATGGCTATACCTTTTTTAAGTGCTTTAATCGAACCTGTAACTGGACTTTTAGATAAGGTCATTGAAGATAAAGACCAGAAAGCGAAGTTAGCTCATGAAATTGCTACGATGGCGGACAACCACGCGCACCAGTTGGCCTTGGCCCAAATCGAGGTTAACAAAGCGGAAGCGGGTAGTAATTCAACTTTTAAAGGCGGTTGGAGACCATTCGTGGGTTGGGTTTGCGGTATTGCCTTTGCTTATCATTTTGTTCTCCAGCCTTTGGCTATTTTTGTCTTGGCTTATTACGGATTAGAAGTACCCGATCTACCAGAGTTCGATATGGGTCAATTAATGACTGTGCTTATGGGTATGTTAGGACTTGGCGGTTTGCGTAGTTTTGAGAAATACAAAGGAGTGTCTAAATAATGACAAAAACACTAACGTGGCTGTTTTTATTTATCTCCTCTGTTGTTTATGGTCAGTCAACGGATGGGGTGCAAATGTGCGATGGAGATTTTGCACTTTGTGCGGCTTCAACCTGTACCCCAACAGGTAGGACTATTTCTGTAAAAGGAAAGATTTATCCCGAGGCGGTTTGTGAGTGCCCCGTTCTAAATGGTAAAGCTTTGGCTGATGTTACGGGTGGAACGATGCAGGGTTCTTGTGATTCCACCCATAAGGGACAGGTTTGGAGTCTTTTTAGCTACCAAGCTTTTTTACCCCAGAAAATGAACGATTGGGCAACAACTCCTAGTAAAACAAAAACTAGGGTTCAGGAGTGTAGTGCAGAGCTTAATCTTGGTTCACAAACCGTAAATTGTTTTTCTATGTCTTGTGAAATAACTTCAGAAGTTAATGGTGTTATTGTTGCTTCTTGTTCTTGCCCCATAGGTCAGTCAGTAGATAATGAATACATTTCACCGGCTACTACTTTTTTAATACAATCCGGCCAAGGTGATTCCGAATATTGCGGAAAACACCCGGTAGCCATAACTCCCTGGATGCAATAATGTCTAAGCCTAAAGGTACAAGATCCGGAATCGGAGAGAAACGTCCTAGAATAAAACACAAGCATAAAACTAGTGATGGGAGTTCCCCGTTTTCTAGGCCACGTAACAAACATAAGAAACGCAACTTTAAAAAATACAGAGGCCAAGGAGGTCGGAAATAATGTCGTTTCAGTTGTCTGAAAGAAGTTTAGGTAGGCTTGACGGCGTTGACGAAAAGCTTGTAGAAGTAGTCAAAAAAGCAATTGAGCTTACTAAAATAGATTTTGGGGTTACTGAGGGACTTCGAACAATTGAGCGTCAACAAGAATTAGTTGCGGCTGGTGCCAGTCAAACAATGGCTAGTAAACACATCGAGGGGCAAGCCGTAGATTTAGTAGCTTATATTGGCTCCAGGGTATCTTGGGAATTAAACTTATACGATGACATAGCAGACGCTATGAAGCAGGCCGCTAAAGAAGTAGGAGTTACGTTACGTTGGGGAGCGGCATGGCATAAAAATTTGACAGATACCGATCTTACTTCTGCTGAATTAATGAACGAATACGTGGATCTGCGTCGAAGTCAAAATAAAAGACCTTTTATTGACGCACCGCACTTCGAACTCGCATAAAAACTTATATTATCCTAGCTTATCGCATATAAGCTATGCTAATATGACATATATCTTTACCAACAACCAAGCGAGGTACGATGGATGAGATATATGTAGCAGAAGCGGTATTTCGGATTATCCGAGAAAGACGTGAGAGCATTGTCGATTTGTTGCAGTACGGCAATGTAAAATCAATGGAACACTATCGTGAGCTTATGGGAAACATAGATTCCTTAAATCACGTGGAACAGGAACTCAAGGGCCTGCTAAAGAAACAGGAGCTATCAGATGACTGAAGCGGTAGAAACAGAAGAAAAACTTAACGTGGCCGCTGCTTATGTGGAT